GTTACAGAAGTAATAGATGGCACCCAGTCTCCATTGGGAAGATTGTAGAGACGGATGCCATTCGTTTCTTTCTTTTCTAATTCAAGATCACCTAAAAAATTACAATGAACAAAACTCATACACCGATTTCCATTTTTGCAAGAATGTATTCCTTCACAAATCCAGAGCGAACAATATCTTCAACTCCAAATTCAATAATATCAATTGAAGGCATAATGCGAAGAACTTTCATGAAATCAACGATTCCATTCTTCTCATTAGACTTTTGAAGATCAGATTGAGTAGCATCACCACAGAACATGATCTTACTATTTTCACCTACACGAGTAATTATACTATCAAGTTCATGGAAATTCAAGTTTTGAAATTCATCAACAATGACAATAGCATTATCTAAAGTTGTACCACGAATAAAGGAAGTGCTCCAGAAACTAATTGTTCCCTGAGTTTTGAGATTACCATAGAGCATTTCAAAGTCTGCTTCTGTTGGTAACTCAAACATATACTTTACCATATTCTTATAAGGAATTTGATAAAGCGAAGACTTGTCTTCATGATCTCCAGGAAGAAAACCAATCTCACGAGTAGCAACAAGAGACCTTACAATGTAAATCTTTTCATAAGGAGATTTTTCATTCAGAACATCTTTAAGAGCATTATAAAGAGTAATGAATGTTTTACCAGTTCCTGCACAACCATATGCAACTAGGTTCTGGTCATTCTTGTAGCAACGGAAAAGTTCCTCTTGATTGTCTGTCAGAGGTTCAATTGTCCTCATTAAGTCGGAGTTGATTGGTTTTTTTCTTTTCATTTGTTTGTTGCTCATTCCGAATGGGACAGGAGACTTGGGGGTGTTTCTTTTTGCTGGCATTTTTAAACAGGTCTTACGTTGGAACCAGGGGCTTTTGATGCTTTACGGAGAACTTCATTCCACCCAGGATGTTTAACCCTGAGCTTGTCGTAAACTTCTCCAACTTCACCAAAATTTGGAAAGGTAGATGGGTCAGAGTAATCTCTTTCCCAACCTGGATTGTCTACTTTCCACTGATCCCAATCGTGAACACTCATCTTAACTTCTTTTTGTTCACCAGTTTCTTTATTAATAACGGGATATACTGCCATAGATCTCAATAAACTGTAAGAATATTTATTCAATAGTGATGGATGGAGCATCTACACATTCGGAACAACCATCACGAGTCCAACCAAGTGCTTCAGATACTGCAGGGAACTGACAAGTAAAAATACAACGAATCAGTTCAGCGATTTGCATATGTTCCTTCTGTGTTCCGTGAGCAGAACGCAGATCAATATAGTGGATCCAAGAACGCACAGAGCCCGTCATATACAGTCTTGTGGGGGTCGCTAGGGGGAGCACGAACCTTGCACACTCCTTTGCTACTCCAGAGTCTAGGAGACGCTTGTAGATGCGTAGAGAGTGCTCAAAATGAACACGGATGTCTTCACTCAAAACTAAGTTAAGATATGCAGGAATGTCATCAATACTATTCTGACGATTCTTTTCATCCTGACGACGCAGTTCTGGAAGAGGAATAATATCACCAAGAAGAGTGCTGTCAGCATAACGCTGTGAGAATTCTTGATATGTAAAGGACCTATGGCGAAGAATTTGTGCTGCAATACCACGAGTAGTATTAATCTCAACAGTCATCGTTGCTTGCTCAAAGATGCTCCAGTGTTGATGCTGAATACAATACTTAAGAAGACCAGAAAATTTTTCATTCTCTTGATTAGCAGGATTACTCACACGAGCACAGTAAGCCATATGCTTTTCTGCATCAGGTGTAACACTAATCAGTTTGACTTCAGGTTTCATATACTCAAAATCAATCGGGGTATCCATCGTCATCTCCATCATAAAATACTTCGTCGTAATCAGTAAGGTGTGTTGAAATCTCTTCGTAACTCATCTTATATGAATCTACATCAGAATAAACTTCTGATTTAAGACACTCTACCAGAGACTCAAGATTCTTCACAATTAGTTTGAGTTTTTCTCTGTCCATTTTTTTATAAACCCTAACAACTTAATTATAGACAAAAAAAGGGGGGTAGTCAACCCCCAATTGGACTATTCTAATATTCTCCTACAAATTCTTTTACATGTTACCTGATCATCATCGCATTCAATCAAACAATTATAATAATCATTTATCAAGTCCAACTCATCATTACATTTATCCAAAGTTTCTTCAAAATGTTTCCATTCTGCAAGTTGATTGAAAGAAATAAGGTTATGCATAATGCCTCCAGGCAATAGTAATTAATAACAAAGAATGTTTTTGTTACATGGGCATAATCCCGAAGATATTGATATTGTAGTAAACTCAGATCATTTGGTCAATCAGCAAATATACTCACAAAAAAAGAGGGGATTAACCCCTCCTGTTAAATATTGGTTCCACCGATAACATATCTTCAAACCATTCTCTCAAATGTATTTGGTAGCAAGACCAATACTTACACCCTCTATATGTTAGTTGGTAGCAAGCAGGTGGTCTGCTATCCTTATCCATATCATCATAGTGATATGTGTAGTTTTCCATTACTTATTCAGCAATAGGACTTCTGCATAAATCAAGAGAATGAATGCTGTAGATGCACCACAAATAGATGCTATTAAAGCAATCATTTTGCTGCTCCAACCAGTTGTGCTAGTTGTGCTAGGTGACGACGATTCTCTTTTTGCTTCTTCTCTTTGATGAGTTGAAGGAAATTGAGTTTCTGCATCACTTGTGCCCCTCTTTTACAAACTTGACGCCGCGATAGACTTCATTTTGCTGTTGAGGCTGTTGCATCATTTGCTGTTGATACTCCAGACGCTTCTGGGTATCGTATTCAGCACCACGGTATACGACTTTAGACATTAGGGTTCTCCTTAGTTTTTTAGGTTAAAGAGCGTTCCTTCAGTCGGCTTTTGCGTCTTGGAAACATCCTTTCTTGGTGACTTGTTTAATTTCATAAACAAGATCATTCTTTTGCTTATCATCAACTAAAGGATTAGCATTAATTCTACCAATCATCAATTGTGCCTGTAAGCAGGTTAAGAATAGTTGTTCCATAGATGAACGATCCGTTCCGAGTCGGCTTACTTCCGTTCGCTATTTGCGAATAGCGAATGAACGTAAGGTCATTATAGACCTATTGATCTATATAGTCAATTTCTTTTGTAAAATGTGATACAAAAATATATTACTTTAACTTACTCAATACTTCTTCAAACTTGTCAGATTTACTGCGATATGAAGAAGCACTTTGTTCCAGTACATCTATAATGTCATCTACAATAATTTCAGTAGAAGCATCAGTATCAAAGTATTGTTGGATTGCTTCGGACAGATAACGTTTCCGACTCCATTCCAAACTGTAGGGTTTGTAGTCCATGATATGAATATTATATGACTGTATTGTAAGGTATCTATGCTTGTTTGTCAAGCATATTAGTCTCTTTGTCGCCAGTCTTCTGGTTTATCCTCAGTCCACCAGTCAACCATATCATCAACACTTTCAAAGTATCTTTTACCAAAACGTTCATTACCAAGTCCACCTAGATCTAATTGATTCATGAAATCATCAAGATCACCTTCTTGCATGTCTGGGTTTTCTGCTCTTCTTCTTGCTTGTCTAAGAATAGTAGCTGCAGAACGATTAGACTTTGCTAACTTCTCTGCCCAGATCATGTCGCTTAATTCCACAGATTCACCTTTCACAATTCGTTCGCAGATTGCTTCAAGACGAAGACGATACTGTGTAGAGAGCATGTGTAATCTCCAGATAGGGTTATTTAGCATTACCTTTCAATATAACTCAAAGTATGATTTTGAGCATACAGTTGTTGAATAATTATATCACAACCAATCTTTGGATTGCAATCTCCACAGGTATAAACATCTACTGCTGCTTTACCTTCTTCTGGCCATGTGTGAATACTAATATGACTTTCTGAGAGCAAACAAATAACAGTAACTCCTTGTGGTTCAAACTTTTTTGAGATTGTTTGAATCACGGTAGCACCACTTGCAACTGCTGCATTTTCCAGTAAGTCTATAAGACAACGCTCGTTGTCCAAAAGAACGAACGAGCATCCATACAAATTAAGTAAGTAGTGCTTTCCCATTATTCAATTGCTTCAGGGTCTATCCCGTATTCGTTAATTAGTTTGTCAATTTTAGTCTCTTGACCTGAGAGTTTTTCAATCTCAAAGATAGATGACTTTTGATACTTCTTGAGTTTCTTATATTCTTTAATAAGTTTTTCTACTTCTCTGTTTTTAATATAAAGTTTAAATTCTTTATCTTTTGCAGGTTTTGCAAAACCCTTAAAACCTTCATTCATCGTCCTTTCTTTTTCTTCTCGGGTTGTTTGTATCCCCACAGTTTGGGATTAGTTCTTCCGTATCCAAAATCAATTTTTTGAACTGCACCAGGACCATACTTATCATAGTACATATCAAAAATACGAGTTCTTGATCCTCTTACCAGATCAATACTTTCTTTTTCATCAACAATATACCAAATTAAATATGCATCATTCGGAAAAGAAGAATCTTTTGCTTGTTCTACCGTTGTATTCTCTAGAAGAATATCACATCCATAACTAGATGGAACAATAATTCTTTCATCTTTTCCGTAATCTGCCATATCTTTCTCCATACTTACAGCAGTAGTCACGAACGTCCACCCCACTGAATATCGGGATATGCTTCTGCTACTACCTCTTGGGTGATCTTATATTTAGATTGAAGATTTTTGTCTTTAACAAGAATTAACAGCTCTGCTTCCATGGGATGAAGAGCACGAAGAAGATTGATAAACATCATCTCTCTTCGGATATTATTAAGTCCTCTATTACCACCTTTTACATAATGATAAAGGTTCTGATATTCTCTACGCAGAGAAGTGCGTCCTCTACCATCCAGGTCTTGACCAGTTGCAGACTCTCCTCCAGATGCTTCTCTCCTCAAGTTATCTGAAAGACTTCCAGAATAAACAGATTGCTCTTCTGCATTTGCATAGGGAACATCACCTTCTGGAAGAAGAGATTCTACTGATTCATCAAAGTTCCAAATCAAAATAGACTTAAGAGCAGGATTCTCATACTCTTTAAGAACTTCTACTTTTTTTGCATTAGAACGCTGAGAACTTGCAAGAGCAAGAATCTCATGCTGAAAGGGATTTGTGGGGAGTTTAGTATTCTCAGTAGAAGACTTTTTAGTTTTACTCGTCGTCGTCTTCTTCGTCGTAGTCGTCATAATTGTTTTCAAATCGTACTGCTAAAATTTCATCGGGTAATACATTACCGTTTTCATCAAACATCTCTGGATGCGTATAAGCAACGTTGGTGGTGTAGAAATGTTCTTTTGCTAACCATCCTACCACACCTCCAACAAAAAAGAACATTATTGAAATGAGAGTACTGATGGTGAGAGTTACTGCTAACATCTGTTTTCTCCAGAGAATTGTTTTATTTTTTCCTGATATCCAAGTAGAAGTTCAGGTGTAAAACAAATTCTCTGCGGAAAAGAGTAACCATTTTACCAAACTTTACTTGGAAAGTTTTTGGTGCTTCGGATCTTCTCCTCCTATTACGTAACAGTAATTCAACTCCCCGATTAATTTCGGGTTCTGACTTATTTAGAGATCTTTTTCCGTCGTCCAGGTCTTCTGTCATAACTATATTTTTTAGCATCATCCAAGATGCCACTCAGATAATTTTTAATTTTTCTTGCTTGTGGTTTAGGAATGTGACCATATGCTTCACGAAGCAATTTATGATTATTGTCTGTACCACCTTCAAGATATTCTTCAAGTTCTTCAACAAGATCGTTTATTTCAGAAGCAGTTTTGCTTACAATAAACTCATCAACTTCCAATTTCCTAGTTCCACGAACTTTCAAATAATCATAAAATTTCAAAACAAACTGTCCTTCAAAAGCATAATCAATTGCTTTCTCAACGTCGGTGTAGATTTCGCGGAAGTTATTATCCATTAAACCAAATTTTGCTCCTTAAGGTATTCAACGGCATCTGAACATCCACCAATATGTTTGTCATCAACAATCACCTGAGGGAATGTAGATCCTTGACCAAATTCCGCATAAAATTCTTCGCGGGTAAAATCTCTATTCAATTTGTAAATAACGTATTTCAACTCAGCCAATTGTAGCACCTGTTCTATTTTAGTGCAATATGGACAACCATCTTTGGAGTAAACTGTAAATGTCATATTTCTCTTTTTGAAATTTATTTATTAAAAAAGGAGGGTTTCCCCTCCTAGTATATCAGAGAGCGTTACCTCTAGGCAAGACTTCTTCTGGGAATACAAAGTTTTCATGAGGTTGATCCACAGGTGCCATCCAAGCACGAAGACCTTCATTCAAAAGAATATTCTTTGTATAGAAAGTTTCAAACTCAGGATCCTCCGCTGCACGAATCTCCTGACTTACGAAATCATAAGCCCTAAGATTAAGAGCAAGACCAATAATCCCGATAGAGGATGTCCAAAGACCCATGACAGGAACAAAAAGCATAAAAAAGTGAAGCCACCTCTTATTGCTGAAGGCGATGCCA